CCGGAGAACCTTCACTGGCGCTCTCGTAGTGGGAAATCTCATCCCATTCGGCGAGGGTCAATGATGGGGAACCTGATGTCGTTTCCAGTGCTTTGCCTTCTTAACAAGGCCTGCTACGACATTGTCAGCTCCCTCCGGCGCAAGAGGACGAAGGACAAGAGGTATCGGAGGTGTATCGTGAACGGCGATGATATCGCTTTTCCCGGTTGCCCCCAAACCTACAAGGATTGGGTGGAGGTGACTGGACACTTCGGTCTGGTAGTTAATACCGTTAAGACCGGGGTGTCAGACAAGTATCTGGAGCTGAATTCACGATCGTTCTCTATTGAACGACGTAGATTCCTCCGGAAGCCTGTCCTCTCAGCTCTCCAGCCCCTTCGTTCTGACCCCTCTTGCCTCCTCACTCGTCTGTGGGATGGCCTCCGGACCCTAACTCCTGGGTCTTTCCGGCTCATGGTTGTCATGCTTCGTCATGACATCATGAAGAGAGGTGTCACCCTCTCTGGCATCCCAGCTCGACTCAGACGAGTCCTCATTAAGGAGCGCTGGTTCCGTATAGCGCTCCTTAATAAAGATCCAGCGGTGGAAGAGGTAGGAGTCCAGCGTTGCTGGCCTGTCGTCACCTCGGAGGAGAGACCTCCTGACGAACTCCTACCTTCCTACGAAGTTCTCTCATCGGAACTTCTCCAGTTTGGTGTGGAGCTAGCCCGTGGGGTTAAGTGTCGGCCTTTCGAGACTTTTCTTTCTCGTTCTGCCTCTTATCCCGCCTACAGGCCCTGCGTATTCAGGTTTGAATGTCGCTGGGTCTGGAGGTGGCCGGCTCCCCTCTGGAGATGGTGGAATAAGCAAGGTTTGCCCTTGGTTACTCTACCGAGAGAACAGTGGCTTGATGATCACCGGGACCTCGCCAGCGAGGTGGTGGCTGTCAAGATACCGCTGGATTTTCCTCCTCCGCAGACTCTGTTGCTCGACTCTGTTCGCCCCGATGGAGTGAATTGGGTCTGATTGCCGTGGAGCGAGTTAGGGGGGAGGTATGCCTGAGGCGCCAGTCGGACGCGGGCACCAGGCGATTGAGGGGATTAGCATTAGTCTAATCCGGAGCGTCAACGTGGTCTCTCACCCCCTTAGTTTGGGGTCGGGTTTCGTCCCGGCCAAACTTTGGGGGCCCCGGAAGGGGTCCGACGCCTCTAGGGAGGCAGAGAGTGAGAGCGGAGCCATCAGGCGATGGTGCCGTCATTGACTGCTTAAATTAACCGCGCCACGATAGTCCCAGCCTTTGAAAGCCAGGCGATTGTGACAAGGGTTAATCCCCTCAGTCGGCAGAGGTACGCGGTATTCCTCTGCCGTTGGTGGAAGCCGGTTCCAGCATCTGGGCCGTTATCCAGTGTCTCCGAAGTCCTAGGACCGTAGAGAGCTGGCGACCACCGCTTGATGCTTTAGGTCGGGGTCACCGCTTTCGCGGCCGGCTGACCCCTCAGGCGCAC